TACAACTAACATTGAGGTTACAGAAGGTACCCATACACCATTTGGTAATAGATACTCCCTGAAACCATCATTTTCACGTACTTTTAATGTCATTCCATTTCCATTTTTGTTATAATATAATCCTTAACGATACCTGACCTTACGATATCTTCCTTATTAAATTCAATATACTCGAATCCGCCCATTTTCTTTGTGATCTTAAGAAACTTGTGGATACCAGCTAGGTCTTCCTGTTTGGTTAGGTCAGTTTGTCTGAAATCTCCGCAATAGATAATCTTAGAGTTTTCGCCCATACGAGTCATGACCGTGTCTAATTCTGCAAAGGTCATGTTCTGCATTTCATCCACAATCACTATTGAGCGATTAAATGTCACACCCCTCAGATAGGATGTGGTGGTAAATTCCACCATGTTCTTCATCTTAAGAACTTCATATCCATCACCACGGTCAAACAGTTCATCACAAATTTGTTTATAAGGCTCTTCGTATATTCGTGCCTTTTCTTTTGCAGATCCTGGTAGAAATCCCATATCTCTAGAAGGTACTACACTACGAACTATTAGTATTCTATCATAAAACTGACCATTTGTCAAGAGCTCATCTAGAGCTAACCATAGCGAAAGATAGGTTTTACCTGTGCCTGCAAAGCCATGTAGAACCAGGTTTGAACCTAGATCATAACTTTTTATTACCTTTTCTTGGTTAGCATTCATTGGTGATATTTTACATAGATCGAAAGGATTCTTGTTTTTATTACGTCTTCTGTTTGACATGTTATTTCCTTTAGGCACAAAAAAAGGCCGAGCAAAGCCCGACCTCTAAGTTGTTATTACTGTGTTGATGTTAAATCTCTTTTGGTATAGTATAGCGTTTTTCAAGTTGGTCTCCCTTAGGATGTGCCGCTTTGACCTTACCTAAGACATGTTTATGAAAATCCGTTGGTGGCCGAGTTACGCCCAACATTATCGGATCACCTATATTTAGGCGAGTGAGCACTTGAATAACATCTGGATTATCAACTAAATATGTTTCCCTATCAGCCATAGACATTTCAGCGTCATATTGTTTACCTGTTTTTTTATTTTCGAACGTATAGTGGGGCATCGTATTTCCTTATAACATATATGCTATAAGGTATATATATGAAATTATTTCATGTAATCACTTATCTTCCAATTTGGATAACATTCTACGTGCAGGATCCCGGTCTATTGTGCCGGTCGGTGTGGCATAATATTTCACAACCCTGGTCATATGATATTCACCTTCCTAAATTTAATATCAATTAGACTCCAGGTTTTGATCATTTTTTTACAGTGAGATTGAGCATCTTCGAGATTTTGGAAAACTTCATCTAATTTGCCGTTACGGAAAGTAATCCAGATACCATCATGGTCTGGATTATAACCTTCATATTCTTCCGGTTTCAATTCCGTTATAAGTGTCGGTCTCATCACAGAGCTCCAGTCCAACATACACGGGACAGATCGCCAGTCAGAACATTGCCACGAGCGAAGTTCTTCGCAGGCTGGTGCCATGATGCTGGCTTTGCAATGTCACCGATCTTGAACTTACCGTGCGCTTCAATACAAATGAAAGAATGGACGGACTTTTGACCACAAGAGGTCTTGACAACCTTAATCCACTTGCGGCCGACCTTGAATTCCCAACCATCAGCGAATTTTTTGTACATTTCCAGTCTTACTGGATCTTCACCGGTGACTTCATGAGCAGTGTCTATCACTTTAGCCCATTTGGCATAGTCTGCATTACAGTGTGCCACATAACCTTCCAGTGTAGCGAGTACCTGTGACTTTGCGTCAACTACGGCGAGTGTTTCTTGAAGATTCATGATATAAGTTCCTTTTGGTTTCTGATTATGTCCTACCATAACATAAGTAGCTATAAATGGCAACAGCTAAATGATGAAATCTTCAATAGTATGTTTGATTTTCTCAATAATTTCAGGATCAGGTACCTGAGATTCATCCACATAAATTTCAACAATGATCTGCGGACCAAAATGGCCGTCATAATTGATTTGGCCAATCATCATATCCGTATAATCATCATCAATCTTTTCAATACGATGCAATAGAGTGTCGCCATAGTCGGCTTTATCCCGAGCTTCGACTCGCCGATACTCCTCGACAGTCATTTCAAAGGACATTTCAACCTTCGTTATGGTGGAACGGATCATGCAAACACTCCTTTTGGTTTCTGATTATGTCCTACCATAACATAAGTAGCTATAAATGGCAACAGCTAAATGATGAAATCTTCAATTAATGTCATATTATCAGGATCAATGATACGGCAATCAAGGCCGTCAGCGACAGAATAAGATTTGACTGGCTTAGATTTAACCATTTTGCGTTTTTCTACACCAATTTGATAAGCTCTGACCATAAAATCTCCAAGTTTTTCATCCGGCAGGCTGTGTAGTACATATTCTGTACGGGCGATAGGTTCCGGACTGAGCTCATTACCGCTATAACCATATTCGACATGTGTGTATATAGCATACATTATGCAAACACTCCCTTTACATAATCAACAGGCGCGGAATTTCTACCTGTATTTGTTACAACTTTCGGACGTTCCACACGATCTTGATGGTTGGTGCCCTCAAATGTTACACGATCAACCCTTTTAACAACCTTCTCCTTGGCAGCTTTATCAAGTTGACGCCAATATTTTGCAATACGCATAACACCACGCCGGTTGACCTTCAACCATTTTTCAAGCTGCCAGTCTTTCAGTGTGCCATATTTCAGATAAGATTTTGCGGAAAGGGTGCCAGAATAGGCATCGCCGGAGGTGAATCCTTCCATGTTGTCAACATTTGTGTCGGCAACCTGTTTTTCACTTTCGGTCTGTTTGTTAAAAAGTACAACCAGTGCGCGACCAACAAGCTTAACCTTCAACTCAGGTGAAGCGTTGATGATCATGCTTTGCAAGCTGTCGCGGGTGACGAGATATTTTGTTTCGGACATATCAAACTCCTTTTTGATTATGTCCTAATATAACACAAGTAGCTACAAATGGCAACAGCTATTCTGGAAAAAACTCGTCATAGTCTAGATAATCTTGTTGGTGTTCCATCCAAAAATTCTTAAGATTCTTGTTAAATCGTCTAGGTTGTTCTGTCTTAATGACAGCACGGATAGGTAAGTTGATCTTTTCAATCTCTTGTTCGTTTTTCATAAAATTACTCCTTAGATAGGAATACCAGGAAAAGCCTTCCTGATAATGTCGGCATTGAGTCCATCAACACCGAAATCTTTCTTAAGCATACCCAGAAATACATCTGATTCCTTTGGATTCATTGCTTCTAGTATTTGCACTAAAATCTGTTTGCGTCTCTCATTGGTGAGATTTGGAGCCGCTCTAGGATGGCCCTGAATAAACAGGTATATTGACTGCATTTCCTTTTGGAGATTTGATGTACCAGGCCCCGGCGGCAAATCAAACCGTCGCCATTCCACTGTGTCCCAATCTATATCCACCAATTGTATATCTTTGTTAAAAGCTACGGTTAGTACATCACGAAATGTCTTGGAATCGTTCCTTTGTAGGATATCAACCTTTTCCATTTCATCCTCTCCTAACGTAAACTCCTCCAGTATTTCCGATATATCTTTCATGTTTCCCTCAAACATTTAGCTTTGACAAACTTCCAGTCTGCTTGTGTTTGTTGATAGAACTTGACAACACCTAATGCATAGCTATAACAATCGTTTGTGGTGTGCACATATGGCGGCATTGGCATGTCATATTGTCCGGGTACTCCGGCAATGGTATAATATAATATAAGCATAATTTTCATGATCAGAAGTCTCCCAGATCAGTCATTAGATTTTTGAGTTTGAACTTGATAAAATAATTCATCAAGTCGCCTTTAGTGCCAGTTTTGGCTTCTTCATATGATTGCACAATCTGCGTTATATATTCATCTGGAATATATTCAAAGTCGATCAATTGCTTGTTACGATCATAATTCCTAATCATATCATTGGTTGCCCATAGGTTAACGTCTTGTGAAATCCAATTAGGCAACTTTGATCTTTGAATGTTTGATTGTCTTTTGTTAGGATCAACAAAGACATTATCTGGAGATTTGATGTTAGGAATGCCGTCACCACTGTCACCAAGGATAATGTGTTCCTTGA